ACCTATGCGCGTCGTTACCAAATTGGGGCTGTCGCCGGGGTGGCTGCCGCCGCAGACGACGACGGAAACGCCCTAGATGGTGTCCGTCCACGCCGAACAGTGCCGGCGAAGCCCTCCCCGGCCTCTGAGGTTCGCACGCTGCTCAGGAAGAAGATCGGCTGCGACACAGCAGAGAAAGCCGAAGCAGTGATCCGGCTCGTCTCGGACGGCGCGATCGGTGCGGCAGATATTGACCAAGCAGCCGAGACGATCCTCGGACTGCTTCACCGCAAATGGGAGGCGCAGGGCTGCGAATGGTCCGCGCTTCTCGACCTAGCCTTGGAGGGCTAAGCTATGCCGATCAACACAGTGACATTTAGCGGCACCTTAGGGCGCACTCCTGAGCGAGTCGGGGAGAAGGGGGCCAAGTCCCGGCTGGCCGTTTATCAAGGGAAGGACAAGCCGACCCTCTGGCTTGACCTGACAACGTGGGGCGAGTGGTCTTCCAAGGATCTACTTGCCTGCGACAAAGGCGAGCGCCTGACCGTAGCCGGTCGGCTGGAGCTGCGCGAGTGGACAAGCCGCGAGGGCGAGAAGCGGCAAGGCTTCGGGGTGATCGCGTCGAACATCGAGCGGCACGAGCGAAAGCAGCGCGGCGGATACGCTTCCCCGCCTCCGAATGCCCCAGCACCGGCAGCGCTTCCAGCAGACGACGAGATCCCATTTTAGGAGGACGAGACGATGGAGCACGAAGAGAAGAAAGCCTTAGAGGTGATTAAAGAGATTGACAGAGCTTTAGAGTTTATTGCCCACTTCGTTGAGGAGGAGGCGAGGGTCACTGCGGGAACACTGGTAGCAACGCCCCTTTGCCTTTCAAAGCATGTGCTTACTAAGGCCCGAGACTTCCTAGCCAAAGAAGAGGGGGGCGCGTGATGGAGGCGAAACTGACAAGCCACGAGATCATGTGCGCCTATTTTAGGATTGGCGACCTAATGGACGAGGGCGGCGATCCGACGACGGGGGCCGAGCGACAGGAAGAGATCGACGCGGAGGTCTTCGGGCTCTTTGATGCTCTTGCTGTCGAGACGCCTGAGAAGCTGGAGAAGCTCCGAGCGGTAGCTCGACACCTAGAAGCCGAGGTCGAACTGCTGCGGGCCGAAGAGAAAAGGTTAGCAACCCGTAGACGATCCCGAGAGCGGGGCCTGGAGCGGGTGAGGAACCATGCCGGGGGCATCCTGTCGGCTCGACGCGAGGCCGGCCAAGAGGCGAAACTCCAGACGGCTTCGGGCACCTTCTGGCTCGCCTCCTCGACCTCTCTTAGCGGACCCTCGGAGCTGTCGGCGTGGGTCGAGCAAGGCTGGACGAAGACGAAGCAAGAGCCGGACAAGACCGCAGCTAAGAAAGCCCTCAAGGCTGGCACGCAGGCGCAAGGATTTGAGCTTGTCACGAAGGAGTCGATCCGGTGGCGCTGAAGAGCCCACCGATCAGCTCGTGCGATCTGCACCGGCCCCGCACTGCGATCATGTTCGTGGGCGAGGTGTGCCCGCTCTGCGAGGTGATCGAGGACCTCGTGAGGGCGGGCGCGGTGCTACCGACAACCGAGGAGGGTCTGCGGCAAGTCGAGAGCGTGCTGCTTGACCGACTGCACCCGGAGGACGAAGAAGAATGATCAGGGACGAAGACTACGATCACGGATACTTCAAAATGACCTGCCCGCATTGCAAGTGGTACGGGTGGACCGATAGCGGGGTCTGTAACTATTGCAAGCCCTGCCAAGTCTGCGGCGAGTACGACACCGAAGAGGACGGGGGCGATCCTTGCGTCTGCATCCTTGAAGAGCGCCGGGCCGAGTTTGAGGCCAGCGGCGCACCACCGTTTTAGGGGCTGGCTATGATGATCCTTGGCATTGACCCCGGCCCGACTCACTGCGGCTTCGTCGTCTACGACTCGACCGCTCAGCGTGTGATCGAGGCCCACAAAAAGATCGAGATCGTCGAGGCGATTACCGGGATCGACATTTACGCGGGGCGCGTGGACCTTGTGGCGATCGAGATGGTGCAGTCCTACGGGATTGCCGGTGCCTCGCTCTTGCAGACGGCTCGATCCGTTGGACGCCTAGAGCAAGCAGCTCAGAGCCTCCGACTGCCGACGCGGCTTGTCTACCGTCGCGACGTGCTCCGGGCTCTCGACGTGACCGGCAAAGGGAACCGCGACTCTCTCGTCCGGCAGCGACTGATCGAAATGCACGGGGGCGAGCGTAGAGCCGCGCAGGGAACGAAGAAGGAGCCCGGTCCGCTCTACGGGGTGGCAAGCCACGCTTGGGCGGCTCTAGCGGTCGCTGTGGCCGCGCAGGAGGTGACACGATGAGCGCTACAGGACGAGGACGAGCCCGCAACCCGCGAGACTACTACCGGACCCCTGCTTGGTGCGTCGAGGTGCTGCTAGAACACGAGTCACTGCTACCGAACGTCTACGATCCTGCCTGCGGCGACGGTGCGATCCTGGAGGTGCTGCAAAAGGCGGGGCACAAGGTCTACGGGCTCGACATTGATCCGGGCTCAGCGCTTGCAGCTTCCCAACAACTCAACACCCCGATCGGAGTGGGCGACTACCTGCACCCCGAAAGGCCGCACCCTTGCCGCTGTGACGTTGTGATGAATCCACCCTATCGACAAGCTGCCGAGTTTGTCCGCGTTGCTCTGTCGCAAGCCGAGCCGCGCTCTAGAGTCTGCGCCTTGCTGCGCCTTAACTTCCTCGGCTCGTCTCGGAAGCGGCTCGATCTTGTCGGCAAGGGTGCAGAGCTTCGCCGGGTAATCGTGCTCTCGCGCCGGCCTAGCTTTACCGGCGACGGGCGGACCGACGCTTGCGAGTATGCGTGGCTGGTTTTTGAGGCGGGCTACCAAGGCCCGGCGGAGGTTGTGATCAGCGGTTGATCTTTTTTTGCAATACACCCTCGCAGCCTCTCTTTAGCGTGCTACTATAAGTCTCAGTTGAGAGGCACAACGCCTCCGGAGGACGAGACGATGAACAACGAAGCTCAAGAAAACAGCAACCTCAAGAAAATCGCGCTTACCGCTTGCGTGGCTAACGCACTGGACAGTTGGGAAGACCGCCGCGAGGCCAAGATGTGGTCTGAGATTAACATTGCAAGGCTTGCTCCTTTTGTGCGCTCTGTGTCGAGCGTCGAGCTAACTTTTTACGCTCTTTTTATTAATGGTCAAAAGGTCGGCACCGTCAGCGGATCGGCTGTCGTTGTCGGGGGAGTCACCTTTGACCGGGGCGACTTGTGCGAAAGCGCATCCGAGGCTTCTGATGTTTTGTTTAGCCTTGCGGCATGTCACTCAGTCGAGCCGGTGATCGTTTTTTCATAGCAACAACACCCCGAGCCCGGCGGGCAAACCGGGCAGGAGGGCGAAAAAATGAGCAAGCAAGCAGCACCCCAATTTACAAAACTTCTTTCACTTAGCCGGCCCAAGCCCCAGGCTGCCTCGCCTGCGTGGCAAATCTTAATCACCGGGCGCGACGACACTACAGGCAAGGAGTTTGATTGTTTTTCGGATACCTCCGGGTGGAGGTTTATTGATCTGTGGAGCGCAATGTCTAGCCCTGAACGGCGAGGCATTAATCAGATCATGATCGAACTGGTCCCAAGCCGTGGAATCGGCTGGGCTCAACGGTTCGTCTCAAGGCGGGACGGTGGTCTGATGGCCGCGTTTGAGGTGGCTGCGCGTGGTTTCGCGAGGCGTGGGACTGAGGTTAAGCCAATGAGCACTTGGTCGAAGCACCTAACAACGATCAACAAAGCCTTAATCAAAGAGGGGGGGGAGCGCAATGCCTGACTCCCTGATCTTTGTTTCCTTGGTCACGCTTTCACTGCTCCTCGCGTGGGCGCTTGATTGCAAGCTCTGCGCCGAGCGGCGCGCAGCCTGGAGAGAGCACGCAGCCCGGCAGAGGCAGCGGCGACACCTTCGGCAGAGTGTGCTTGCGTGGAAGAACAACCCGAGACGATGGAGGACGAAGCAATGATAGAAGCGATCTTGGTTGATAAGCGAAAAGAGAAGATCGACGGGCGCGATCGGTGGGTAGTGACTGCACAGTGCCCAACCTGCGAAGAGTCGAGGACCGTTGCCTTTGCTGGCTGGTCTGCGCTGATCTGCCCGCAGTGCTTGCGAGAGATGCACCGACCCAAGCCGAGGCGGGGGCGACCTCCTAGCGGCGGGACTCGCCCCTCTCGATCGGTGCGGATCGGTGATGCCGAGTGGGAGAAAGCAAAAAGCAGAGCGGCGGCGCGCGGTGTTACAGTGAGCAAGTACCTTCGCGATCTGGTTAGGGCAGATCAGTAGTGAGGGCCGAGGCCCCCGGTCACTGACCGACCGGGGGCTTTCTCGATCTAAGGTGCGTCAAGTAGTCGCAGCCCTGCTCTATGTCCCAGAAGGTAGTGATGCGCGCCGGCCCCTCTGCTTCGGGGTCGATTACGATTAGGGCGGCCGCTCCGAATTGCTGCTCGCTGTAGCCTTTGGAGCGTGCAAATTCGTCGTTGCGCTTGTAGCCCCTCACCCTGATCGCGTGCGTGATCCTTTCGTGCCGCTGCTCGGTGCTGAGCTGCCCCCACTGGTGAATATGTCCAGCGGTTAGGATGTGGCATCGACCGTCAAGCATTGCTTCTTTGTTGGGTCCGTGTGTCGGGTGGAACCACGATCGCCCGGCGAAGTCGTGCCGCAAGATCCAGACGACGGGCTCAAGATCTGGGCGAGCTTTCCAGCGCAAGGTGATCCGCAGCTCGTCGGGCGCGTAGGCCATGACGCCAAATTTCTTGGTGAGCAGCTTGTAGGGGTCCATCCCCGGCGAGTGCGCCCACGAGTCGTGATTGCCGCCGACTAATGCGATCCACTGCATCGACCCAAAGAGCCACTCGGAAAGCCGCCAACCTTCCGACGCTGTTACATCTGAGTTTGCATAGAGCCGGCCCAGTCTCCCGATCCAATGATCCTGCATGTCTCCCACGCAGGCGGCGAGCACCCCGGAGGTCTTCCGCACGAGCTGAACGTGATCGTAGAGTTCACCCCAAGAACACCCCGCGTTGTCTACATGCGGATCCCCCATGATAAACAATCCGACCGGCTCAGCCTTCAGCTCTAGGTGCTTGACGTGGGCTTGGGCCTTGCTGAGCTTGCGCTCTGCTGCGTGGATCCGTTGCTCGATCAGATCTTCGATCGGGACCTCTAGCGGCTCGACGCTTTGATCGTCTACCTCGATCCGATCTACCGCAGGGGGCCGGGGTGCGGTGGCTGCCTTCTTGATCCGCTCTAGCGGACTCCCGTGCTCCTTTACCCAGCGCACAAGGATCCGCGCCTTGTGGTGGCTCAGTTGAGCCTGCTCGACTAGCCAGGAGCGCCCTACCTTGCCGGCTGCTATCTCGTCCCCGTAGCGATTCCAGAGCGGCACGAGCCACGGGTAACGCTTCCGATCCTCTTCCATCGCTCAGCCTATCCCCTGCCCTCGGGGTCTACTTCAACGTGCGACGATCTTTCTCCAGGCGAAGCCCGGCGAGCAGTGCGATCCAAAACTCGATCATTGGGAGCGGGCCTCAATCCGTGCGATTCGCCGCTTGAGCCGATAGCGCGCAGCCTTTGCCATCTTCGGCCCCTTTGCCTTAAGCCGCTCGCGGAGCTTGTCGAGCCGCTTTCCGCGCAACCGCTCCTTGCGGGCTACGCTTCTGAAAATTGCGAGCGCCCCTAGTGAGAGGAAGAATGCAACCACCCCATCCAATGCTTCGACAATGGGGTCGGGAAAGTTGACCGCTTGATCAATTCGGTAGGCAAGCTCCGCCGCATAGGCCGCATCTTGCTCAAAGTGGTTGAGCCCCTCAACCTCCTCACTGAGATCCGAGATTACTTGGACGAGCTGATCCATGACGAAGCCGCTGTGAGCGTTGAGGAAGTCGGCGGCCTGCTCCCGCTTCTCGATGCGTCGATCCTTTTTACTTGTCATCGCTTACAACCTCCGAAACCTCGTCGACAACTGCCGCAATCTTGCGCCCCGAGCGGATAGCCTCGGCAGTGTCTACCAAACCCTGCGCGCCCACTAGGCCAAGGACCATAGTTACGATCGCGTTCAAGCTCTCGTCGTCGAGCCCGAGGCCGAGCAGATCAGAGCCGGCAACGATCACGATCGCGCCGAGTGTTAGAAGCAGCTTTCGGCTCAAAAACTTATCCATGTTATCACCCTCCGAGGCAGTGCCGAACTAGAGCTATCGACACCACGACGAGCACAATAGCAGCGAGGGCTAACTGATCGTCAATCTGATCCGGCGGATCTTGCATTAAAAACCACCATTTAGCAGCGTGAAGGTAAACGAGTCCCACCCCCGCTCGCGGCGCTGAGTGCGGCAGATCGTGAGCAGCTCGTCGAGATCGCCCGGCCTTTGCAGGACAACGCAGCCGGCAGAGTATCGACCGACCTTGACCGATCCGAACTCGGAAGCGTTGGACGAGCGGTGAAGGTTGATCCCGAATAGGCCGGTCTGAATGTTCGCGGGATCGTAGTCTACTTTGCTGTCGGTGTTGTCGTCCCTGTGAACTGCTACGGGTGCCGCCTGGACAAGGGCGGGATAGCTGCCCCGGTGCTTGCCGAGCTTCCAAAGTCCAGGGTATTGCCGGTCGGCTACGATCGCCGCAGTCCCTGCCGGGTTGATCGGGTGGTTTAGGTAGTAGACTCCGGGATCGGTTGTCCCCGCAAACCACCGATCGATCCAGCGTCCCCCCGCCTTGTAAATAAGATGGATCTCGTCGTCAAAGCGATCCGCGACCCCGTTAGGATTGCGGATCCCAATTAGGTTGAGATTCCAGTCTCCAGAAGTGAAGACCCGCCCGCCGATCGCCTCGACGCGCTGCAAGATAGGATGCAGCACTCCTCTAGCTTCCGGCCTGCCCGTTAGCCATCCCGGCGAGCTTCTCGCGAATCCAACTAATGTCCGCTCGCAGCGTGTGAATATCCTCACGCATTTCGTCAAGCAGTTCGTTCCGCTGCCGCACGAGTGCGACTTGAGTTTTAAGCTCGGCCACTTCGACTTGAGTTGTCTTCACGTCGCCCATCGTAGAGCGGAGAAAGTAGCCGAGCGCCCCGATAAGGAGGCTGGCAACTGCGGGAACAATAAGCGACGGATCCATGATTCACACCTTGCGCCCTTAGCCTCTTATAACAACTCGCGGGCCGGGTTGTCGATAGCTCTTAACGTAAGCCCAAGCAGCCCCGTCTCTTGCCATTGGATCGAGTCCACAAGGCACACCAGATCTGAGACATAGATCTCGGAGTCGGTGAGCTTGATCACGTCGCCCGGTTGCAGAAAGCCAAACTCTTGATTAGCGGTGTAAGTAAAGACCCGCGAGGGCAAAGCGAAGGCGTGAGAAAGCCAGCCGCAGATCCTGCCCGCTGTGGCTGCGTTGTACACAACATCGGTGCGAAGCTCATGTACCCGCTTGCCGAACCTGTCCCGGCTAATCCGACAAGGCGCGTTGCTTACTGCGCCGGCCTCGCTTGCGATCGTCTCGTCGTCGCCGGTTAGAACGTGCGTTGCGCTTGGCTTGTTTTCTTTCGCGTTGGGCCGATAGCTGAGCCGAAACTCGTTAGCGATCTGGTCGACGCTGGAGTAGCTCACCGCATTGTCTCGGGTTGCGTCCAGCCGGTCGACGTTAATTTCTGCGATCGCGTCGGCGGCTGTCGCGTCGTAACGGAAGAGCGAGTAGTAAAGACCCTCGGGGCCTTGCCGAGCTGAGATCGGAAGAATAGGGAGCAAGTGCTCCGACACCCAATCAAGCGGGCTAAAGCGCTCGCCAGGAGAGGGAACGATCGAGCAGTCGATCTGGAACAAGTTAAGCGGCTCGACAATCGCAGCGATCCGGCCCCGGTCCCATCTCACCGTGGAGCGCTCTAGCATCCACCGAAGCAAAGAGCCAGCGCCCCGGATCGCTCCGCCGTCGTGATCCGCGATCCCGGTTACGTCGGACGAGGACCAAATGATCCACCACTCATCATTGATCGTTACGCTCCCGTGATTGACTGAGATCTGTGCAATCTCTAGGCCCCGCCCGTCGCTTGCGCTAGAGGGTGTCGCCGTCCCGGCCACCCCTTGCGTCTCGTTAAACCAACTCACCGTGCCCGAGCCGGTGACAGGGTGACCGGCAATCAGGAGCACGAAATTAGGCGCGACGTGATTGACCGCGAGAGCGGGAGATCCGTAGGCTTTCGGAGAGGTGCCCCCGGGTTGGCCCACGATGATCGGGTAAAACTCATCCTCGACGCCTTCAGCGGCATTGGAGAAGGTTGTCGCGTCCACTTTGGCGCGCGCATTCGGGATCAGCCCGCGATCATCGTAAGAGGCTTCCTCGATCGTTAGTGTGACCGGCTCGTGCCTTGCCCCATACTGAGGATCAAGAACCTCACCGTCGATCAAGAGCAGCCGCTCCGAAGTGCCGCGAGCCCAGAGCCAGAGCTTGCCCGTGGCTGCCGCCAGATCGTGACCTCCCGCCACAAGCTCGGGCACGTTGAGCAAGCTGCCGAGGTGCAGGGTGAGAGGTGCTTGCCGCAGCGAAGGCGCATCGCTAAGCAGATCGATCGTGTCGCTGAGCGTTGCCCCCCAGTCGAGGCCGGGCTGATAGGTGTAGCTCTCGCCGTCGTTGTCGGTGTAAGTCTCAAAGTCCCGAGCCAGTCGCAGATCCTCCCCCGCAAACTTGAGATCAAGCAGCCAGACTAGCTCGCGTCCTGTCAGGTGAGAGAGGTCAAAGGCCACTAGACGATCTCTCTAATTGTGATCGTGTTGAGTCGGTCCATATTCGTCCGCTCCTCGTCTCCGAGGATGTTTGACCGAGTGGCCGAGGACGTGATCCGCCCGTAGACAATCTGCCTTGGCTCGTTGAGCTTGATCGTCGTTAGGTTGGCCTCAAAGCGCCCTAGGTAGACGACGGGCTTGGCTGCTCCGCCTTGCCTCTTGATCACTCCCTCCATTAAGGAGATCGCATCCTTTCGACTAGCCAAAGGATCCGCGCCGATGGCCCCTGCTACATAGTCGGGCACCGGGTCGTCTTTGTTGACCTCCGAAGCGTCCAACCCCTCGGTCCAGGCAAACTCTACCTCGCGCGCCTGTGGCCCCCTCTTGCGCGCTCTTAGCTCCCCGTTCGGCAGCGTGATCTCTTCTGTTGTGTTGTTGCCCACGATCTGCCGCCCGCGCCCGTACTGCGTGCCGAAGGTAGCGACCGGGCCGATCAGGCATTGGCCGATCTCAAAGTAGCCGTCAGCCGTAGTCTGCGCCGGAATGCGGAGCCGGTAGAATCGACCCGTCCTACTGTAGCTGTGGGCCAGCGCTGCGGTGTCCTTGTGCCACAGCTGGCAGTCGCCGCTCGTCGCTTCGGTGTCGTCGACATCCTCTAGGGTGAGGAACGGGTGCTTGGCTGTCTCGTTCGTCCACGCGCCCTCGGTGCTGGCTGCGATCTTGCGATACTTGCTGTTCGTCGAGTCTACGAAAGTGCCGCCCGCAAAATCTCCAAAGTGCAGGTAGCGCCGCGCCTTGTGGGCCGCGCCCGTTGTGGCCGGATAAACTACCTCACCCTCGCGGTCAAAGCGCAGCGAGGTGTAACCGTCTGCCGCATCGATCTCGGTTACGGTATACCAGACTCCCCCCTGCCTGACCTCTAGGTAAGCGGTGCGGAAGTTGATCCCGAGCAGTGCGATCCCGACCGTAGTGTGCTCCATGTGAGCATAGGCTAGGCCGGACACATCCCAAGCTATGATCTGCTCACTGGTGTCGGTGCTGCGCCACGTTGCCCGAGGGCTCGGCGCGTTGGGCGCGAAGATGTGCCGCACGGGGTAGTCGTGATCCGTCTCGATTAACCACGCCTCATCGAGCCGCGTTGGCCCCGCGACTGCTGCAAAAGCTGTCTTATTCTGGAGCTGCTGAGGCTCGACGCTGTAACTCTTCGGATGCAGATCCTCAGGCGTAAACCAGTTGCCCGCAAAGGCTCCCGAAGTCGGCCCCCAAAACTTCGGCCACAAGCAATAGCCGACCATATAGACCCGGCTGGTGACAGTTGAGGTCGCAAGGTGCCCGAAGGTGATCCGCGTGCTGTCCGTGCTTGCTGCGGAGGTGATTGTCCCGCTCGGCCCCTCTTGCCATTCCCTAAAGTGCGTGTCCCCTCGCACTGCGTACCACGTCTTCACGTTGCCTCGGTCCATTGCGA